CTTACCCATTCCAGACCGTAAAACTATGCATTTGGATGACTACTATACAGGGTGCTTTGTAGAAAACTCCGCAGGAAAAACCATTAACAAGTTCTAATTCTATTGGTGGGTTAATGCCCGCCTTCTTTTATTCAGGAGATTTAAATGTCACAGAAAGATTACCACCAAACTATCGCTAACCCTGCTGTACAGGATGCACTATCAGTTAGTATTAACCAGTTAGTTGATATCTGCCACGGAGTAGCTAAACAGTCAGGTTGGTGGGCACCCAAGGGTGAGGCTAAGAAGGCTTTAGAGCTATTAAATGATGATTCCCTTACCATCCCACAGGAAGTTAGAGATGTCTTATTACAGGTGGCTACAAAGCCTCGTAATGCAGGTGAGGCTATCTGCCTTATGCATAGTGAATTATCTGAGGCTATGGAGGCTGCACGGAAGAACCTGAATGATGACCACCTACCTAACCGTAAAGGTGTTGAAGTGGAGTTAGCTGATGCAGTGGTGCGTATCTTTGACTATGCAGGTGGTATGGGGTTAGACCTAGGTGGTGCATTGATTGAGAAGTTGTATTACAATACTCAACGGAAAGACCACAAGTTAGAAGAACGTGAAAAAGATGGTGGTAAAGCATTTTAATTAGGGGGTTTTACATGATTTCATTAAAAGGTAAGGTTATCCTACTAAACAGCCCACCAAATTCTGGTAAGGACTTTGCTGCTGGCTATATCAATGGATATACAGGGGCTAAACACTGTGAGTTTAAGAATACACTTCACAACATTGCTATAGCTGTAACTGGGTTGGATGAAGATTCTTATTATGCAATCTATAATGATCGTGATAAGAAGGAACAACCACAACCAGAGTTCTTTGGTATGACACCAAGACAGATGTTAATTTGGATTTCTGAAGATGTTTGTAAGCCTAAATTTGGTGAACGATTCTTTGGAATGTCAGCAGCTAACACCTTGGATTTAGAGTATGGTTCGGTGTTCAGTGATAGTGGTTTCCCAGAAGAGGTATTCCCACTTGCTGAACGTGTTGGTGCTGAGAACATTTATGTAGTAAGATTCAACCGCAATGGTTCAACATTCAATGGTGATAGTCGTAACTATTTACAGCCATGTGATTGTCCCAAAGGTGTTAATTTTATTGATATGAAAAATGATGGGGATATTGTAGATTTTGTTGAAGATATCTTGGCTTTGGTTGACGGTGGATGTCTTGGGTTAGTAGCGAGGCATTTCACATGAGTTGTAATCCAGCAATACGTTATGCGGGGAGTAAGAGGAAGCTAGTACCTAAGATCCTTGAAAAGATGCCTACAAATACAAAACTGATAGTGGAGCCCTTCTGTGGCTCCGCTGCATTCTCATTTTCACAGGATAAGCAGTTTGTCATTAATGATGCCAGTGCAGAGTTAATAAACTTCTATGAGGTTTTGCAATTTAGAACTGAGGAGTTTATTGAAAACCTCCAAAAGTTAGATAGCTCAGTTAAAGATAAAGATCTCTATCTTAAGATGCGTTCATTGGATAAGTTGCCAAACTTTGAAGATACCATATCAACTATGGAAAGGGCTATAAGATATTACTACATTATACGTGTTGGCTTTAATGGCCTATACAGGGTTAGTGGTAAAGGACTAAACACCCCATTTGGAGATAGGTGCTATTCAACTGATGTTGAGGCATTGCTACAAGCAGCAGATCATCTGAACAAGTATTGCATTGACTACCATTCGCTACAATTTGATGATGAGTCAATTATTCCAGTAAACTGCTCATCAGATGAGGTGTTTATATTGATAGATCCACCATACCAAACTGGGGATGATGGTAAGAAGGTTTTCCAAGAGTACACAACAGATAAGATCGACGAATCATTTTATGCTAGGTTGGATAAGTATCTTGATAAGCTAAATGACAGTAGCTACAAGTTCCTGCTAACAAACACCTACTGCAAATTTATCACAGAAAGGTTCGCTAGGTTCAATGTGGAAAAGGTTCCTATTAAGTATTCAATTGCTGCTGATGGTGAAAAGCGTGGTACTAAGTTTGAGGCATTCATTTACAATTAAGGAGGAGCCATGATTCTTGATATCTTAGAGACTATAAATAGAGAGAAAGGTAAGAAGAAGGTTGAGTTGCTATCCAAGCACAAGGATAACGTATTATTGCAAGAGTTATGGTTTCTAACATACGGAAGGGTAAAGTTTCATACTAATGTTGTTGTAGATCCCTCAATAGGTGACTGTGGCGCTGAGTTTAATTATGGTGCAGTTGTATCATTACTTGATAAGCTACGCAGCAAGGTTGTTACAGGAAATGCTGCTAAAGATCTAATCACTAACACACTATCACAGCTAAACCCACGTTGTATTGAGATTTACAACCGAGTAATTAAGGGTAACTTAAAGTGTGGCATTGGTGAGAAGGCTGGAAATGAGGTATGGGGAAAGGATTTCATCAAACCATTCCCTGTAATGCTAATCTCTCCACATTGCCCAAAGAAGGCTGCTAAGATAATTAGTGACCCCCGTGGTGCAGTGATGCAGCTAAAGTCAGATGGTGTTAGATGTATTGTGCACGGTGATTATGTAAGTGGGGTCAAGTTTTACTCCAGACAAGGAGAAGAGTTCCAAGGTTTGCACCAAAAGTTTTCTTCTGAAATTGAAGCATTCACCACTGATATGGGTACAGATATAGGTGAATACCAGATAGATGGAGAGATGATTTGTCTGGATGAAAACGGTGTTCACAATCCACGTAAGGCTGCTGGTATATTGAATAGTTGTATTCATGGAACTGTATCAGAAGAGGATGTTGCGTCATTGCGCTATATAATCTGGGATATGACAGCATCAAATGATGACAATGATATGACATATGAAGAGAGGCTATATGCTTTGGAGTCATTCATCAATAACTGTGATTATGAACATATATCCGTGGTTCCGTCTTGGAGAGTTAAGACACTAGAGGATGTGCATACTAAATACAATGAGATATTAGACTCAGGGAATGAGGGTATTGTACTTAAATCACTTTCAAATGTGTGGGCTGATAAACGGGTAACAGATTGCATCAAATACAAGGCAAAACATCAAGCTGAGTTTATTATCACTGGCTGGTATAAAGGTGAATCTGGTAACGAGATGTGCAATGTGATAGGTGGTTATAATATTGAATCGTCTTGTGGAAAGGTTAAATCAAATACTGGTTCTGGGCTTACATTCAAAGACAGAAACATCCTAATGGAAGTAGTTGGTGGGAAGGAAGTTGCAGTTAAAGATGATAATGGATACTATGTACCAAATCCAGATATCAATAATGATGACATGATAGGTAAGGTTGTCACAATTGAATACAATGCCCGTACTAATGACAAGAACGGCAGGGACACTTGGTCACTTAGATTCCCTATTTTTATGGGCATCCGTTTTGATAAATCTGAAGCAGATACACTTGAAACAATAATAGCTCAAGAGGCTAGCGCTAATGGACTTAGAGCATAATATACCAAATAGGAACAGTTCTGAGTCCTCAATTATAAGATCGCTAAAACGAAAAGGTTACTCAGAGCGTAAAATAGCGTCATACCTCAGAGGTTGGCGAATTGCTGGAAATAACAGGAGTAAAGAATGACTGAACAATATGGTGAAGGTTTTGAATTAGCAGTATCAGTGGATGCACAACAAAAAGCAGCCTTGTACGCAGTATGCACTGGCCTACTGGACTTGGGTAATGCACCAAATAAGAAGCAAATTAAACGAGTGGCACGTTATCTAAAGTCACAGGTATCATTTATTATTGGAGATGCTCAAGGTGCCAAAGAGGTACTTGCACAGAATAGTGGTGCAATCAGTATGGCAATTGCTGGTATTCGTAAAGATCCTAAGATTGGTAATGTAGCACGTAAGAAGTTGCTTGCATCGGTTAAAGAAGATTTGCTTGCAACCTATAATAAAGGTTTGGACTTCCAAGGGATTTCTTGGGAGGTGTAAATGGCTAATAAGCGTAGTCACACAGGAATCATACGTGATACTGTTCCCAAGCCACAAACATATTATGGCTGTAATTCAGAGTGTGCTGAGAGGATGGGTGTTACCATGAGAAGCTTCATGTATATGAAGGCTGGTAACATTAAAATCTCTAAAACTGGTTGGCGCATAATGACAGAGGAAGAGTTTGCCACATATTATGAGCCACCAAGACCACCTAAGAAGAAAGAGCGGTACATTGAGAATATTGACAGACGACACTGGAGGTTGTGGATACTCAAAGATTGGAAACCTAGTGATCCCTACCCAAAAGAGAAGGAGAGATCTTTCACAGGTACAATGAGTGAGTTTGCTAGGATGATGGGTTGTCAACATGGTCAGGTGAGCAGGCTGGTTAATACATTCCTAGGTGTAACTGAGAAGCATCCACTGAAAACCTACAAGGGTTGGCGTATCTGCCGTATCCGTAAGTTCACTGGCAAAGAGCCTAGAACTACACGGGTGTGGGACAAGGAGAAGAAGGCTATGGTATATGTCCGTGATGAAAAGGTATGAGGAAGCTGAGGTGTACCTAACATATTGTACCCACCAAGAGTATCCCAACCTTAAGTACATTGGTCTGGATACCAAGTGTGATCCTAACTACCTTGGATCAGGTGTAGTGCTGAAATGGTGGATACAATACCTTGGTAGGCAATACTTCTCTAAGAAGATACTGGAGTATGTTTCAGGGACAATGGAGGAGATGTGTGCTGTTGAACAGAAACACATCCTCCAACATGATGCAGTTAGAAATCCAAATTATCTTAACATGAATGGTGGTCAACAAAACTTATCAGTGGAAAACTACACCATCAGTATGGACTTCAACATAGTCCCAACATCACAGGTATCACAGGGCTTCATAGGAAGCATTCTAAGAGGTTTTACTGATGTTGGTGTAACATTATCGCAGGATAAGAAGAACTTGGCTTCTAGGGTACTCTCAGTGGCTTTATACGGGTATTTAAAGTATGGGCAAGAGCAGTTTGAATATTCCAAGTATAGTAACTACTGCGGATGTGATAGTGAGGCTGTCTTAAGTGTGATTGGACTGCTGACTAATTATGGATGGATAGATGACTGTGGTGGTTTTATTGTAATACAAGATAAATTGATTGACTTGATCCCAGAGGAGATGTTATATACTCACTTCAAGTCAATGGTAATTAATTATGAGTAAGGATGGTGGATATGAAGCTTACTAGAGAGCAAGCTAATTGGATGAAGGATATTCTGGTGTTTACATCATTGTTACAGCAAGCGGACGGTTTGAAAGAACTGGTAGAAGGGCTTGCAATTAAAGAGATTGAAGATTCATACAATGAGTTTATGGATTTATTAGATGAACACCAAGGGAAGATTAGATCACAATTAGAAATCGTGGAGGATGATAAGTAATGTCGTTTGAGAATCGAACAGTATTAAATAAGGCAAT